TGAACACCAGGTAAAAGACCTTGACACTGAGAAAGGTATAGTAACTGTTTATATCAATTCATTCAACAATGAAGATAGTGATGGCGATATATCCCTGCCAGGCTCTTTTAAACGGACTTTTAAGAACAATGGGCCAACGATTCAGCACTGGCTTAATCATGACCGGGATAAGCTGATAGGCGTTCCGATAAAGCTCTATGAAGATGATTTTGGTGCAATAGCTGTATCACAACTCAATATCAAAAAACAACTTGGCCGTGATGTTTTTGAAGATTATAAGCTTTTTGCTGAACATGATAAGACACTTCAACATTCGGTTCGTGTGTGGCCTATCAAGTTTGAAGAGGATCGTACCGGAGATAAGTTCACTCGTCGTGTTTCGGAATGGAAGCTTATAATGGAGTTTTCTACTCTTTATGGTTGGGGAGCAAACCAGCAAACACCGCTTATTGACATAAAATCACTTTCAGACCTTGAACTGATGATGAGTGAGGGTAATTACAGTGATGAAAAAGCAAGATTGATTGAAGAAACATATAATAAGCTCAAACGATTATTGTCCGACCCGCAAGGCACTCAGGTAACTGACCCGCCAGCACTCGGAGAGATAAAACAATTTTATTCACTTTTAAAAATTTAAGAACGTGGCAAAAGAAGAAAAAACAGTCGAACAGATGGCTGAAGAGATCAATACCTCCATCGAAGGACTTAAAAAATCCATCAATGACAAGGCTGATCTCTCAAAGCTTGAAGAACGATTTGAAGCAATAACAACCAAGCTCGATAAGCTTGTGGATAAGGACGGAAAGCCGATCGTGCCCGAAGCAATCGGGAAGCAACAGGAACAGCTCGACGAAATATCCACTCAGCTCAAACAGCTCGGTGAGTTACAGAAAACAAAAGGTGAGAGTATCTCTGATCAGGTACTTAAACACCTTCAGAGCGAAGATTTCAAGACCAAGATGAAGACACCGGCCGGAGTGCGTAATGGTGCTCTTGATTTTGAAGTCAAAGTTGCTAATATCGACACAGCAGACATTAACTCCGGGACTATCGAAGCTCAGGTCGAGCCCGGTGTGTCTGCTGCCCCGTGGCGTAATACGCCTATCTGGGACCGTGTTAATAAAGGCATAATCGGTCAGGGGCGTGATGCTATCTCATGGTGGGAGGAAACCACTCGCACGGATAGTGCTGTTATGGTAGCTGAAGAAGCTGCTCCTGCAACTGGTTCTGCAAAGACCTGGACAAAGCAGTCGATGAATATCATGCGTATGGCTGACTTCACAAAGGTATCACGTGAAGCACTTGAAGATTTTGAATATATCAACTCGGAGATTCAGGATTTGATCAGCAATGGTATTCCACGAAAACGTGAGACAGAGCTTCTTTCAGGTGTTGGGACAACTACTTATCTGAAAGGGATCACACAGTATGCCAAAGCTTTTGCTTTACCGGCTAATTTCGATAAAGTGCCGAATGCAAATGACGGTGATGTGCTTGCTGCTGCTCTCCTTCAGGTAATGAACGGTTATACATCGGATACGAACAAAAAAGGATTTTTGCCGAACACGATCATGCTGAATCCGGGAAGTGCCGTAAATATGCGTTTGCTGAAAAATGCAAATTACAGCTATGTTCATCATCCTTTGCTTGCGCCTGATGGGAGGTCGCTTAACGGAGTTCAGATTATCGAAAATCTTGATATGACAGCCGGGACATTCCTTGTCGGTGATTTCTCACGGGCAAAGGCTTATGTGAAGCGTAATATGTCAATCGGTTTCCATTATGAAAACGAAGATGACGTTCTGAATGATCTCGTACTCGTTCTGGCAACTATGCGTCTGGCTGGTCTGAAAGTTACGGCTGCTGATGCCTATGCTTTTGTGTATGGCACATTCTCGACAGCTAAAGCATTGATTGAAGCTGTTGCAGCATAAGAAAGGAGGTAATGATGAAAAAATTAATATCCATATTATTTTGCATTGCGCTCTTTTGCGTCTATGCTTCGGCTCAGACCGTGAACCATGTATCACACGTCATGCCTATCGGGGGTACTTATTATGAATGGACTGGTGCTGCTGTTATTGGCGGGGTAACTGCCGATACAGCTTACTGGGAAGTATTATCTAATAAGAATATCCCGGTGAACTGTCATGTCCGTGTTGAACTGACACGCAAGGGTGAAACTGATACATACGACATTGATCTTCAGGGTAAAATTTTTTCAAGTGGGACCTATGCTGCCCTCATGGAGAGTGCAGCTAATACAGCTACAAAAGAGCTACTTGATACAACGTCTTTTGCAGGCAACCAAGCTGCCTTGCCCGACACGTATTACAGATACTATCGTGTTATCGTAAACGATGATAACGCTTGTGCTGCAACTGATAGTATTACAGTTAGTAAGGTGGCGTTTAAATTTTACGAACGATGAATTTAGTACCAGTAACACTGAAATCTGGAAAGGTGATCAATGTATTGCCCCGTGAAATCGTGATCCTGAGAAAAGCCGGTTTGCTGAAAGAGTTCAAAACACCATCGGAAACGAAGGAGTTTAAGGATGAAACCCAAACCAAAACAGCCAAAGAAGAAAAAGAGGCTCGTGAGAGGATGTATCCTTCCAAAAAAAGGCCTATTAACATCTCTTCGGCTAACATAAAGGGAGGCAGACCGAAAAAAGTTAAGTGATGAACACTCGGATCAAGACTGATACGAAAGGTGAACCTTTGAGTAAAGATGAGGTTTTTAACTTCATCAAATTCGAGGATACCAGCAATACATCAGAGATCGCATTAATCATGTCAATGATTGCTTCGGTGCGTACTCATTTTGAGCGACGCACCGGGCTTTCATTCATGGAAAAGACATATGAAACGCTTTTCAAAATTGATGATAAGCCGTTTGTATTGCCTATCCAGCCCATTATCTCAGTTGATAAGGTTGAGCTTGTCGATCAGTATGGAGAGAAAACAGAACTGACCCTTGATACTGATTATTATAAGCGTGGCCTGTATGAGATTGAGATTTTTACTTCATCAATGGCTGGCTGGACCAACCCGCTTACCTCTTTCAGTGGTTATTACGATCTGTTTGTGACGTATAAAGCCGGTTATGGTCACGGTGATACTGAAACGTTACCTTTTGACCTGCGAGATGCAATGATGAAGCAGATAAAACAGTGGTATGATAACCGTGATGACTTTTATGAGTTCAAGATACTCGGATCGATCGAAAAGATATTGAATACTTATAAAACCCGATTGTTTTGAGACCGACAAAGTATAATAAGCGTATTACAATCCAGAAGCCGACCAAGACAGGAAATGAGATCGGCGGATGGATCAATAACTACAATACTCTGGAATGGTCTTATACGTGTTGGGCTTCGGTTGTCGTAATGAATGGTTATAAAAAGCTTCAATACGGAATGAATGCCAATGAAGAGGTTTTTGAAGTTGAGATGCGAAAACGTCTTGTCAATATTGATGTGGATTGCCGGATTGTTTACGCTGGCAATAACTACCAGGTCGTTTCTACTCCGGTGATTACTGATGATAAGGTTAATTTTCAAATGTCACGGACGATATGATTACGATGAGTGTTGACACGGCTTCTTTTCACAGGGATATGCAGCGATTCCGCAAGCGTAATGAAGTGGGTTTTCGTAATGCTATACTGAAAGCTACACTTCAGATGGAGAAGCTTGCCAAGATGAAGGTCCGCAATTTCACACGTGGAGCAAAAGTCAAGAGCAGTTTTCTTGTCAATGGCATTCGTAAGCAAATCACTGATCGGGGATTAACAGGTATTGTTATCAGTTCAGCAAGTTATTCCCAGGTATTTGAAGAGGGTAGTCGTCCGCATACTATCAGGATAAAAGATAAAAAGGTTCTTGCAGGGCCAAAACGAGGTGCACCGGCCGGATGGAATATAAACGCAAAAAGTGCTTCAATGGGATATGCCGTCTATGGCAAGAAAGTACAGCATCCCGGTACTTCGCCTCATCCGTTCCTTTTTCCTGCCTGGCGTTTTGCTATTAAGACATTTGAAAACTTGATGCGTAAAGCATTATGAAACACCGTGACCCTACATATCAGCTTTTAAAAGCATATCAGAACTTGCTCTCAGGTCATATCATTGACGAAGGGGTAGAGATTTATGTGGGGACACGGGTCCCGCGGGGGCAGACAAAATATGTCTATCTGTATGTTCAGGCTGTTACTCCGAATAACACCGGAGATAAAGTCATTTACAATATTGACATTGCTTTCCAGGCTGTTTGTATTCAGGCTGTCAGTGAAGGCGACGAAACATCTGTTAATAATATCATCGACCAGATACTTCAAATAGCAAGTGAAGGAGAAGATTCTATAATAATGAATGGATTTAAATGTGTTATGTCTTTTTTATTAGGAATAGATCCTCAGACTGAGCTTGTTGATTCAGCATATAAC